GAGGACATACTCGACTTTGGCACAGACAGAGACATTTACAACATAACAATTAATGCCTATGTATAAGTCAAATTCAAAAATAATAAAAGGTCTTTCGTTTGCTCTGGTGTTGAGCATAGGAGCGTTTCTTATGGTCGGTAATGCCTTGCCGGTAGAAGCTCCGAGCGCAGAGGTAGTTGAAATCGAAACTGAAAACGAATCGGTTTTGGATTTGAAAACGGAAATTGAATCCGAAACAGAAATCGCCTCTACCACAGAGCAACAAAGACCCGCCGATTCAAAGACAAAATATGACGATATAATCGCCGAGATTGCCGAGAAGTACGGTGTCTCGGCGGCTCTTATCAAAGCAATTATCAAGACCGAGAGCAATTTCAATCCGACTTTGATTAGCGCAACCAACGACTACGGGTTGATGCAAATCAACGCTTGTAATGTATCGTGGCTTACAGACGAGTTGGGTATCACAGATTTATTCGATCCAGCACAGAACATCGAAAGCGGCGTGTATATCCTCAGTGGATATTTGAAGCGCTATTCGCTTGCAGATGCGCTGATGGCTTACAACTGCGGCGAGGGTGGAGCAAAGCGCCTGTGGAAGCAAGGTGTTCACTCTACTCACTACACGAAAAGGGTATTGAAAAACTTGGATGAATTTGGAGGACTTTATGAATAGACATAAATGTTTTGCGGACAGAGGAAGCTGCTGCGGTGTGCTTACAGAAAAGCTGTGCGAATATGGCGGGTGTCGGTTCTACAAGACCGAACAGCAACTCTACAACGAAAGGCAGTTTGTAGACAGATACATACAGAAGAAATACGGAGTTAGCCGTAGGGAATATGTGAGAAGCAAATATGGCAATGAGCTTTTAAAGTATAGGAGGAGAAGAAATGAGGAAGTCTAAGCTTCTCACTCTAATAGCTCACGAGGTTGTGCCTCGGAAATGTGTAAACAACATGGAGTTTGTCGGTTATGTTGCTCGGTGCAGTCAGTGTGGCGAACCAATAGCAATCTACTATAAACTCGACGACGAGCTGAGGGTTGCGGTTTTGCCGAGATTCAAAAGATATAAGGAACAGATAGAAAACAAATTAAGGAAAGGAAATGATTTATCGAGTGGAAAATAAAATGACATTATTTACGAACGAAGAGCTTGGAAATGTTAGGGCTTTGGAGATCGACGGCGAGCCGTATTTCGTCGGCAAGGATGTTACAGAGGTGCTCGGGTACCAAAACGGTAGTCGAGATATTAACCGTCATGTCGATGCTGAGGATAGGCGTAAAGCTATGGTTTTCGATGGCAATCAGGATAAGGAAACTATCCTCATCAACGAGAGCGGTCTTTACAGTCTCATACTTTCAAGCAAACTCCCAAAAGCAAAAGAGTTTAAGCATTGGATAACCGCCGAAGTCCTGCCCGTTATCCGTAAGACAGGTGGCTATGTAAACGATACGAAGCAGTTCGTCGATTATTACTTTGCGGACTGCAATACATATGGGCGAGAAGCTATTACGCTTATGCTCAACGAAACAAAACGAATGGCAAATCAGTTAAAAGCTCAGGCTCCGAAGGTGCTGTTCGCTGAGGCTGTAGAAAGCTCGAAGACATCTATTCCAGTCGGCGACCTTGCGAAGCTTATAAAGCAGAACGGCGTTGATATTGGACAGAATCGTCTCTTCTCGTGGCTGAGGATGAACGACTATCTGATAAAGTCGGGCGACAGAAAAAATATGCCGACGCAGAAGTCTATGGACTTAGGTCTGTTCGAGGTTAAGATATCGACTTTCTACAGACCCGATGGCACGGTGGATATCTCGAAGACGCCAAAAGTCACAGGTAAAGGTCAGACTTATCTTATTAACAAATTCTTGTCGAGTGCGAGAGGAGTAGAGTCGGCATAATTAAAATTCTTATAGGCGGTAGCCCTTGTACAAAGTGGAGTATAGCGCAGAAAAACGGACGCGAAGTTCTGCCGGAAGGTATAGGCTGGGAGCTGTTCGAGAATTATCGAATAGCGAAAGAGAAATTCCAGCCCGACATCTTCTTGTATGAGAACAACAAGTCGGCAGCTCAGCCCATAAAAGACGCGATTTACTCTGCTCTTGGTGGAGGCAAAGACTCATCGGTTCGGCTTACGCACATAGACAGTGCGTTGGTTTCGGCGCAACATCGTCAGAGGTTTTATGTTACGAATTTTGGCGACATAGAACAACCGAAAGACAGAGGAATTTTGTTACGCACTGTACTTGAGACTGACCGGGCTACCGACCAGTTTAATTATTATAGGCTTGAATCGGTTGTACCAATCAACACTACCGCCGACGGCAAAGCAAGGACTGTTAAGGCTCAATATCATCATAGCTCTATGGCTAACTTTGTTACAAATGGAGGTTATCCCGCAACTGCGGTTGCAACGCCGATACGCATAGGAACTATAGAGAGCAATGTAGAAAATAAGTCGCACGACAGCAAACAATATCGTGTATATAGTCCCGACGGAAAAGCAACTACGCTTTGTGGACAAGGCGGCGGAGTCGGCGCAAAAACTGGATTGTATGCTGTTCCTGTTGGCGGTAAAGGAAAGGAACTCCCCGTTTATGAGGTTAGAGACGGGCTTATAACTATCAAAGATAAACAATACCCGATTGAGCTCGCCGATGGCTATTACCTTATACAAAAGCTTACACCGTTAGAATGTGAGAGACTACAAACTCTTCCGGACGGTTATACGAGCGGAGTTAGTGATACTCAGCGATATCGTGCTATTGGCAACGGATTCACGGCGGAAATAATCATACATATTTTGAATCATGCTCTTAAAGATGTTCCGAGAGACGAAGAGCTTGTAGTCTTGTCACTTTACGACGGCATAGCAACAGGTAGGTACTGCTTGGATAAAATGGGCTTTACGAATGTCAAGTATTATGCCTATGAAATAGATCCATATCCGATAAAGATAGCGATGTCAAACTATCCCGATATCATCCAGTGTGGCGATGCCTTTCGGGTTAGGGATGATGATTGGAAAATTCCGGACTAAAAGGAATCGGGTTTTGATTTGAAAATGAAAATGAAAAGGGGAGATGAAATGGCTCAGGATTGGAGTGGCGATGCAAACTCTGTATATAAAATTATTGGAGCGTCAAACCACTCAAATGAAAGCAGGGCGGACGACGACTACTACGCGACTGACCCGAAAGCAGTTGAGGAGCTGCTGAAACGAGAGAAATTCTCTCACTATGTGTGGGAGCCCGCTTGTGGTGGAGGACACATATCAAAAGTATTGGAGGCTCACGGCTACGACGTTCTGTCGAGTGACATTGTGGATAGGGGTTATCCGAATACATGTGTGGCGAACTTTTTGAGAACCAAACCTCATCCCACGAAGTATATACCACGCGACATTATCACGAACCCGCCGTACAAATATGCTAAGGAATTTATAGAGAAAGCCTTAAAGTTATCTATGGATTCAACTAAAATAGCTATGTTCCTCAAGGTCACATTTCTTGAGGGCAAGGCAAGACGGGAATTGTTTGATAAAGCTCCGCCGAAATATGTGTATGTATTCTCCGGCAGAGTGAACTGTGCTAAGAACGGCGACTTTAGTAAAGCTGAGTCAAGCGCTGTGGCGTATGCGTGGTTTGTTTGGGAAAAGGGGTTCAAGGGTGAACCGAAAATTAGATGGATTTAACACGCCGAAAGCAAGAAATCCCCCTCTTCTATAAGTGGTGGGATGAATTGCGGCAAACTTTTATTGTATATATAGACGGGACAACCGTAAATGATGAAAGAAGGGAGTGATCCGTATGGCAAACAGAGCATATAAATTCCGAATATACCCGAATGCCGAGCAACGAGAGTTGTTTGCTAAGACATTCGGCTGTGTCCGATTTATCTATAATCGTATGCTTGCGGATAAAATTAAGCATTATGAGAATACTGGGTTGAAGCTTAGCAATACTCCCGCCCAGTATAAAGACGAATTTGCGTGGTTGAAGGAGGTTGACAGTCTTGCTCTTGCTAACGCACAGATGAATCTTCAGGCGGCTTACAACAACTTCTTTCGAGATAAGAAAGTCGGATTTCCGAAGTTCAAGAGTAAAAAGACTCACCATCACTCGTATACAACAAACAATCAAAAAGGGACAGTTGCACTTATTGGCGGCAAGCTGAAACTACCAAAAGTCGGTATCGTGAAGATTAAACAGCACAGACAAATTCCTGAAAACCAAAGGATAAAGTCTGCAACGATTTCTCGGGAGCCGTCCGGAAAGTACTTTGTTTCAGTTCTCGTTGAATACGATTATGAAACACCCGAAAGACATTTAGACAAAACGAGGGCGTTGGGGTTGGACTATTCAAGTCATAGTTTCTACGTCGATAGCCAAGGCAGAGAGGCTGACTACCCGAAGTTTTACCGCAACGCTCAAAATGTTTTAGCCAAAGAACAACGAAAGTTGAGCTTGATGAAATATGGGAGCAATAATTACGAAAAGCAACGAGTAAAAGTTGCATCCATACAGGAGCACATTGCTAACCAGCGTAAAGACTGGGTACATAAGCTCTCCCGACATCTTGCAGACACTTACGACATCATCTGTGTGGAAGATATAAATCTACAAGGAATGGCTCAGTGCCTTACCCTCGGTAAATCTACGAATGATAACGGTTTCGGGATGTTCCGTGATATACTCAAGTATAAATTAGAGGAACAAGGGAAACGGTTGGTTAAGATAGATAGGTGGTTTCCGTCCAGCAAGATGTGTCACGTCTGTGGCTGTATAAACGAAAATCTAAAATTATCTGACCGTGTGTGGACGTGTAGTTGTGGAGAGGTTCTCAACCGAGACCATAACGCCGCAATAAACATATTAAACACCGGATTAAACCAAATAGACTAAAACAAATCTGAACCGTGGGACACACGGAGTTAGCTCGTTGATACTTAGTCCGTTAGGACTATTGAGCGAGAAGCCCCCGCCTCTATGCATAGCATAGGCGGCGGGGGTATGTCACAGAAAAATACATAGAGAAGTGGGGCGGAAAGCTCCCGAGTGTGATGACCGGCGACGATGGAAGTTCGATAATGATTCAAAAGTAAGGAGGGAATGAATGAGGGTATTACTGTTGTTGCGCGGTAGTGCTGGGTGTGGTAAGTCAACATGGATTGAACAAAATGGACTTGAACCCTATACACTATCCGCCGACGAGATAAGGTTGATGTACGCTTCGCCCACTTTAAATGTTTGTGGCGAAGAGTGTATAAGTCAGTCGAATGACATTAAGGTCTGGAAGACACTCTTTCAGATTCTTGAGTCTCGAATGGAGCGAGGAGAGTTCACCGTTATTGACGCGACGAACTCCAAAACTTCCGAGATGAAGCGCTATGCGGAGCTTTGTAACCGTTATCGCTATAGGATTTATTGTGTAGACTTTACCGACATTCCTATTGAGGAAACCAAAAGGCGAAATAAAATGCGACCTATAGTCAAACAGGTTCCTGAAACGGTAATCGACAATATGTACGCTCGTTTCGCTACTCAGAAAATTCCGTCGGGGATAACCATTATAAAACCGGATGAGCTTTCAAAGGTGTGGTTCAAACCTATGGATGTTTCGGAATACGATGCGGTTCACTTTGTCGGAGATGTTCATGGCTGCTATACGGCACTCAAAGAAGCAATCGGGGATGTAACCGAGAAACCTAATGAGCTGTTTGTGTTCTGCGGAGACTATACTGACAGAGGAATTGAAAATGCAGAGGTAGTAAAGGAGCTTATTCGCATCTATAAAGAACCGAATGTATATCTCATAGAGGGAAATCATGAGAAACATATGTGGGTTTGGGCTAATGACGAAACTACCGGGTCAAAAGAGTTTGAGATGCATACAAGAGCTCAGCTTGAAAGCGCTTCTTTTACTAAAAAGGATGTTCGCAAACTTTACAGAAGTTTCGGGCAATGCGCCTATTATATATATCGTGGCAAAACTATATTGGCTACACACGGTGGTCTTAGTACGCTGCCCAACAATCTCACGCTGGTAGCTACCGACCAAATGATTAAAGGCTCCGGGAATTATAGCAACGCCGATGTTGTTGATCAGTCTTTCTGTGAAAATACTGACGCTTATCAGGTGCATGGGCACAGAAATCTTAAAGGAAATCCCATTCAGACTTGCAGAGCCTTTAATCTTGAGGGGAATGTTGAGTTTGGAGGCTCTATAAGAGTTGTTAGTTTTGTTGGTAATGAGATAAAGGTAAGCGAGTTTAAAAACAACATATATTTACCGACTGAAGAGAGAATTGATTATACTGCAAAGATAAAAAAGAACGAGTCTGTTGCAGATGCTATTCTGGCTCTGAGAGGTAATAAGCAGGTAGTCGAGAAGCAGTTCGGTGATATCTCGTCTTTTAACTTCTCAAAACAGGCTTTCTTTGACAAGATATGGGATGAGCAGACGATTAGGGCACGAGGTTTGTATATCAACATTCCCAAAGGAAAAATAGTCGCAAGAGGCTATACAAAGTTCTTTAATGTAAACGAGCGACCGGAGACAAAGTTTGATATGTTACAGCACAAGCTTAAGTTTCCCGTAACCGCGTATGTTAAAGAAAACGGGTTTCTCGGGTTAGTTTCATATAACGAGATAGATGATTCGCTGTTTGTTACAACGAAATCTAATCCGGATAGTGATTATGCATCGTGGCTTAAAGAGATGATAGATAAGAAAATCCCTGTTGATACACAGCAGAAAATGAAAGAATTTTCAAGGGAGAACAATGTAACATTTGTGTTTGAGTGTATTGATATGCAGAGAGATCCACACATAATTGATTATCCGGAAAATCATCTTTTCTTACTTGATGTTGTTTACAACGAGTTGAAGTTCAAAAAGTTCAGTTATGACGAGCTTATAAGTGTTGCAGACAAGTTCGGGCTCGAACACAAAGAGCGAGCTGTTGTAATTAACGATTGGCAGACATTCTTCGATTGGTATTACACGGTCACAGCGCCTGATTATCTGTATAACAACAGGCATATAGAGGGATTTGTCGTCGAAGATGCCGACGGTTATATGGTTAAGCTTAAACTTGCTTACTATAATCTCTGGAAATACCTTCGCGGCGTTTCCTACAAGGTTCTTAGACGCGGACATCTTGATGGCAAGGAAACTTCGTCTCTTACAACGCCATTAATGAATCAGTATTATGCGTGGCTTAAACGAATTTACGCAGAAACAGAGGATAAAGAGTCGATACCGCGTGATATCTGCTCGCTTAGAAAACTATTCTCCGCATCGGACGAAGGAAGAAATTTTACAAAGGAGGAAAACGATAATGATTGACGCATTTCTTTTTAACATTCTTAATCTGATTGGTCTTTATGGTAAAGCAATTCTTGTGTTCATCGAGAAAATACTTGGACTGTAAAATCCAAATAAATAAAAATGAAAAGGGGTAAAACAAATGGGATTTCAGAAAGCAAAAAGAGAACAGATTTGGCTTAAGGTGCTACTCGCGGGTCCAAGTGGAAGCGGTAAGACTTTTTCGGCGCTGAGACTAGCGAAGGGCATAGCCGCCGCTGCGGGCGGTAGAGTTGCCGCAATCGACACAGAGAATGGTCGTATAAGATATTACGCAAATGAGTTCGACTTCGACGACCTTCAGCTTCAGGCTCCGTATACTCCCGAGAAATACATTCAGGCTATTGAGGATGCGGTTGACGGCGGATATAAGACTCTTGTTATCGACAGCATAACTCATGAGTGGGATTACTGTGTTGATTATCACGACAAGATGCCGGGCAATTCTTATACCAACTGGGGTAAGGTAACTCCGAGACATGACGCCTTTATGGAAAAGGTTCTTCAGTCTCCCATACATATTATATCCACCGTTAGAGGCAAGGACACTTATGTTCTTGAGGATAGAAACGGAAAACAGGTTCCTAAGAAAGTCGGTATGGGCTACAAGCAGAGAGATAACACGGAGTACAACTACACTCTAACCTTTAATATCGCGCAGGACACCCACATAGCGGAAGCTCAGAAAGATAATACACACCTCTTCGAGGGCAGATACGATGTGCTGACCGAGCGCGACGGCAAGGCTCTGTTTGACTGGGCAAACGCTGGCGACGCTCCCGCTCCGAAGCCGGTTAATAAATCCGCCGCAGAGGAAGAGCCGGTTGCAGATGTTCCTGTGGCTGAGAAGTCTAAGATAGAAATGGCTATAGACAGCATTAACAAACTCGCTAAAGAACTTGCAGACAGCGGTGTGGCGAAGAAAACAATTTCAGATATAATCAAGTCGGTTTCGGGTAGTGCAAACTATAATAAGATAACTGACTTCGAGGTAGCGACAGATGTTTACAAAGAGCTTGTAGCTCTTAGAAATAAGGAGGACTAATTTATGGTAGAGAATAATGTAACAATCATCGGCAGACTTACGGGCGACGTAGAGATAAGAACCGCCGGTAACACAGACAACAGAGTGGCGAATTTCACTGTAGCTGTTAATCGCCCCAAAAGAAAGGACGCGGAGGACGAGGCGGACTTCATTCGTGTTAGAGCGTGGAACTCAACCGCCGACTTTATCGAAAAGTATTTCGGTAAGGGTTCTAAGATAGGTGTCAGGGGTTCCATTCGTACAGACTCGTATAAAAACAAGGACGGCGAGAACAGAAGTGTGACATATGTCCTTGCTGATGAGGTCTGCTTTATCGAGTCTAAGTCAACTTCCAACGGCGGCTCTGAGCCGAAAGCAAAGGCGAGCACAAAGAAAGCAAATGTTGATGTCACTACTGACGACGACGATCTGCCGTTCTGATGAGACATATGGAAAAATACAGCTTTTCTAAGTTGTCTTCTTTCCATCAGTGTCCGCTGCAATATTGGTATACATATATAGCTACCATGCCCGCACACGACGTAACAGTCGTTTCGACATGGATTAAGGACGACGCTGACTACACCGCTTACAATGCGGCTAAGGCAGAGGCTGAAGCTAAGCAGAAAGAAGAGAACTACGACAAGAAGTACACCGCCGAGACCAGAAACGCTCTCGCGGAAGCCCTTGCAACAGTAGTTCCCGAGGGTCTGAAGTACGACGAGCAGCATATAATCGATGCAGCCAACGCCGAGTTCGAAGAGGCGACCGGCATTGCCTACACCGTCGAGGTTTACACGATGGATGTCAACGGCAACTACGGCGCAGCAACGGTTAAGACTGTTCCCGCAACCACAGGCGAAGCCGTCTTTGTCACACCTGACGCCCGCGAGGGATTCACGGTTGCTGACAACAGCGTCCTTTCCGGCATAGTCGCAGTTGACAGCAGACTTGTTCTCAAGGTCTACTACAGCCGTAACCAGTACAAGCTTACTGTTGACGGCGTAGAGTCCATGGTTTACTATGGCGCAGCTCTTGAGATAGCCGATCCAGCTCCCAGAGAGGGCTACACCTTCACAGGCTGGAACCCCGCGGTTCCCGCTCGTGAGCAGGGAGAAAATAATGCTTTCGCACAGTACGGAAGTTTCGTTCACTCCCTGCTCGAACGCTGGGGCAAAGATGAACTTGCCGAGTATGAGTTGCTGGGTGAATATGAAGATAAGTTCTTCGACCGTGTAACTCAGGAATTTCCACCCAACAAATACACCGACTTGAGTAAGAAATATTACGACGACGGCGTACAGTTTTTGTCAAACTTCGAGGGCGTGGATGCGAAAGAGATACTCGGTGTAGAAGAACACTTCGAGGAGCCAATTGCGGCGGCGGACGGAAGAGATAGCTTCATCATTCAGGGCTTTATAGACCTTATATACATAGACTCGGCGGGACGGTTGGTAGTTCACGACTGGAAATCAAAAGCAAAATTTAAAAACCCCGCCGAGCAGAAGAAGTATGCGAGACAGTTATACATATATTCAATTTATGTCAAGCTGAGATATGGTAAGTTTCCCGATCTACTGAGATTCCATATGTTCCGTAACAGCAAAGATGTGGATATCAAGTTCAACATTGACGACTATTACGAAGCAATAAACTGGATGCAGGAGACGGTAAAGGAAATCCGGGATTGCAGTGAGTTTGAAAGCCGACCGGATGATTTTTATTGCCAATATCTGTGCGACATGAGACTAAAATGCTGTGGGGAGACGGCGACGAAGTAGCATAAAGTAAAGGAGGTTGATGATTTATACAGGTATTAAAAAGCGATATTCAAAGAGCGAAAGAGAAATTAGGGGATAGAAATGCTGAGATTATGGTTGAGTTGCTCGGTATTACGAACTGGAATCCCTCAAGAAGAGTTGGGTGTTGCCCGAATCCCGAACACATAGACAAGAATCCGTCGTGCTCGTATAACCCCAAGACTTATTCTTTTCATTGCTTTGCGTGTGGCTTTACCTGTGACATCATAGATGCCTATATCACATCCAAGAAGTGTACTTTTCTTGAAGCGTGTGAGATGCTTTTTGATGAGGCGGGTATACAGTATTCATTCGCAGAGCGCGGAACAAAAGACAGGGCATACAAATACCCCAAACCCAAGTACGCCGACAACAAAGAAGAGGTGTACAAGTATTGGCGGAAGAGAAAAATATCACCTGAAACAATAGATTATCTGAATATACAGCAGGACGAAAAAGGAAACACCTTGTTCCAGTATTTCGACCTGGATGACGTGCTCGTAATGTGTAAAGTCCGCAAGTCACGCGCAGTGCCTCACGGTGAGCTTAAGATATGGTATCTCGAAAACAGCGATTGCTGTAATGTCCTTTACAACATCAATAAAATAAATACCACTCAGCCGTTGATAATATGTACCGGCGAAGGCGACTGTGCCGCACTCATTGAGTGCGGTTTTTACAACTCCGTAAGCATTAACGGCGGCGACCAGAATACAAAGTGGATTGAAGAGTGCTGGGATTTTCTGCAAGAGTTTGACGAAATCATCCTCGTCCACGACAACGACAGAAGCGGCGAGGAATACATAAAGAAAGTTGCTCCGAGGTTGGGCGAATATCGTGTCAAGGTCGCAGAAATCCCATTGTCTCACACCAATGCAGACGGCGAGAAAGTTCGCATAAAAGACATAAACGAACTGCTGTTCTTTGAGGGGAAAGAGGCGGTCAGAGATGTAATCAATAACGCGAAAGAGTCTGAGATTCCCGCGATAGTCGATTACACCGAAGTAAAGAGATTTGATATGTCGGATGTCGAGGGGTTTACAACGGGCTTTGAAGATTTGGATGCTGCGCTCGGCAAGAACTATATGGGTTCTACAACGCTCATAACCGGAATAGCTTCTGCGGGTAAAAGCTCTCTGATATCGACGCTTGTATGCCGATCTATAGAGCAGGGCTATCCTTGTTTTATATACAGCGGAGAGCTTTCAAACCCGTCGTTGAAAAACTGGATTGACTTTGTTCACGCAGGACAGCGGGGGCTTGAAGAAGTGCAGGGCGAACACGGCAAGTATTACAGAATCAAGTCTGATGTGTACAGAAAAATCAATTCCTATTATCGCGGACAGCTTTACTTCTACAAAGATTCGTTCTCGCATAAGACTGAAGACCTCCTCGCGACGGCGGAGAGTGCGGTAAGAAGGCTTGGAGTAAAAACGGTATTCTTCGACAATCTCACATCTGTGGATCTGTCGTGCGACGATAACTCAAAGTGGACTAAGCAGGAAGATTTTATAAGACAAATCATTGACTTTGCGAAACGATGGAATGTAGCTTGCTTTGTGGTTATTCACCCGAAGAAAATGGAGCAGGTACGCAAGATGAGCATCTTTGACCTACAGGGCGTTGCTGCCGCTGCCAACCTTGCACAGCGTGTTATATCGCTGTACCGAGTATCACCTAAAGATAAAAAGGGTGTTGTCGGCAGAAACGGCAAGTTTATTACGCCGCCCATGAAAGGCAGTGTTGTCCTTGAAGTTCTCAAAGACCGATATGGTAGTGCGAACAACAAGGAATTTGCTCTGTACTACGACAACCCGAGTAAGAGATTCTACACAACGCCGCAGAATCTTGCACATGCTTATGGGTGGGAAGTCGCCGACGGCGTGACAAGTGCGGAGTTGCCTTACGGCACTCCTGCTTATGACGAAGATATGGACGAGGAGGTGTTTGGTTGACAGACAACTTAGTAATTTATCATCTACATAGTGATAACAGTCTGCTGGACAGTTGCACAGGCTACAAGCCGTATATCGACAGAGCCGCTGAACTTGGACAAACAGCTATAGCGTTCAGCGAACACGGAAAACCACTCAACTGGGTCAAGAAAAAGATGTATTGTGATGAAAAAGGAATTAAATACATCCACGGCGTTGAGATATATCTCACTGAAAGCCTTAATGAAAGGGTCAGAGACAACTACCATACGGTGCTTATAGCTCGAAACGAACAGGGTGTGAAAGAACTCAACCTTGCAGTGTCGAAATCATGCGATAAAGACCACTTTTATTATGTAAATAGATTGAGTTTTGACGAGTTTCTGAAGCTGTCCAATAACATTATCACGACGAGCGCGTGTCTTGCAAGTCCTCTA